TTTAAATTAAAAATACTTGTTAATAAATTAATAAATAGAAATGACGGAATACTGACTGATGAAACTGTTGAAATTAAAATTAACGGCAAAAATTATAGTTTTCCTAAATATATTAAAAAACAATGAAGATAGAAGCAGACAATTATTTTGCAATAATACCTGAGTGGATATTAGACGCAGACATTAGCCCAAGAGCAAAGAATCTATATTGTATCTTGTGGACTTATGCAGATAGAAAAGACAACTCTTGTTTTCCAAGTGTAACTACTTTGTCAAAGCGAGTAGGTGTCAGTCGAGCTAATACACACAAGCTCATCAATGAGCTACTGGACTTGGGTGCTATTACAAAACAAAATCGAGTGAAGGATAATGTAAAGCAAACTAATCTATATTTCTTGATTACAAGCAAACCTAGTGTTGTAGATGATACCACTACATCTAGTAGTATCGTAGATGATACGAGGGGTAGTACTGCTGACGATACAAGGGTAGTATCGGAGACAATACATAGAACTATAACCAATGAACTAAAACCAATAGAACAAGAATATGTGGACGAGCCACAAGTAAAGAAGATTGATGAAGATGTACTTAAACAACGCAAGTCACTCTACCGAGTCTTTGTTGATGAACTTGGATATGAGCCAAGAAGTCAAATGGAGAAGTCAGGTTGGTTTAAAGTCTGTAAGGAGTTAGCTGAGGTCGGTGTTACAACTGATATGCTTAAAGGCTCAATCCTTGCCTACAAGAAACATTGGAACAACATAGACATCACGCCATACGCAATCAACAAATGGTTTGGCAAGTTTGAAGCTCTAGGTAAAGACGAGATTCGCAAGAAGCAAATGCAGGAGAATCCAACTTTAATATGTGAGGAGAAGGGTCATCACTTCATTGACCATAACTTCTTCTTGTACTGTATTGTGTGCAAATTAGAGCAGAAAAAGTAAAAAAATATAAATTATTTTTACAGACCCTATAAACATTGGGTTTTTTAGTACATATTTCTTAGAAAATACTTGGTTATAATCTACGATTATGCCATAATTAAGTATGAATGAAACAAAAAATAGAAACGGAGAAACAAAAATGACTAAAACACAAACACATAAAAAGGGACAAGAAGTAGAAGTTGCAAAAAGTATGAAGGCTTTTGCTACTAAGTCTAAAGAATATTCAGGAATGAATGTTCACAAAGCAATTAACTTTGGAACACAACAAGTCTTGGTTTATAGTGGCTCACATGACGGAGAGATTGGAATTATGGAATTTGTTTTCGCAGGAACATCAGCAAATATAAATTCTTTTGAATTGATTGATGATGATACCAAAGGTAAATATATATCAATACAAATTGATAATCCTGTTGTTGCAGAACACAAATCATACTTTGGACAAAGTGTTAAAGCAGAAGTTGATTTTAGAAAAGTTAACGCTTGTAAAACTGCTTCTGATTTGATTGACTATTTGTTGTTTTGTGACTTTATGGAATATGGCTTTACCGACAAGTGTTGGAGTGGCTTTGACTATGACTTTACATCATCAATAAAATAATATAATAAACAATATTGCAAGGTCGGTATCATTCGATACCGATTTTGCTATTATGGGTGGATAATGCCAAAAGAAACACTCGCATATAATGACGACTTAGTACAAGCTCTTTGCGATTCAATCGCAACAGGAATGTATGTTAACCTCGCTTGCCAATCAGTAGGCATAGGCACATCAACACTTCACGAATGGAAGAAAAAAGGTCAGCAAGGCATAACACCTTATGACAAAGTTTGGAAAAGAATACAGATTGCAGAAGCCAAAGCTATTGAGAGAAGGATTAGAAGAATAGAAGAAGCAGGGGAGAGTGGCTCTTGGCAAGCAGACGCTTGGTACTTAGAGAGAAGATACCCACACTTGTTTGGTAAAAGAGATACAGTCGCTATTGAAAATCAAGATAGTCAAGAAGTTAGACTGCGTTGGGCAGACGGTAACTTACTAGACAAAGCTCAAGAAGAAGAATTTGTAGAAGGCGAAGTCATAGAGCCAAAAGGATTAGACAATGGAGAATGAAGATATTAACCAATTGTTTGCTGAGATTATAGAATTTAATAATCTTTACATTGACGCATTAGAAATTAATAAAGATTTAGATGACCCAATTCTTGATGAGTTGGTTGATTTTGAAATACCTGCCGTAGTATTTATTCCAATGATTACAGATATGGGATTGATGTATAGTTCACTTCCAATATCATCAAAAGCATTGGAAACATTTATTACTTGGTTTAAAGCTCAGGAGTAATATGCAATCATCTTTAGATAGTGATGTCTTATCAGGCTTAGATATTCAGTTGCCACCTTTACACTCAGCACAAATGGAAGTTGTAAAGAATATGAAAAGATTTACTGTTCTATCAGCAGGAAGGCGTTGGGGTAAGACCAAACTTGGCGTATGGCTTTGCCTTAAGTACGCTTGGGAAGGCAAGAGAGCTTGGTGGATTGCACCTTCTTACTCAATGACAAACGAAGCGTGGGCAGATTTACGAAGTATTGGTATCGAATATGGTATTAGAGTAAAAGAAGCAGAGCGAACAATCGTAACTGCAACTGGTGGCTCAGTACAAGTAAGGTCAGCAGATGACCCTATGAAACTCAGAGGTGCAGGTCTTGACTTTGTTGTTTTAGACGAGTGTGCCTTTATGAAGCCACAAACTTGGGCAGAAGTTATCCGACCTGCCTTAACAGAGAAAAAAGGTAGTGCATTTTTTATCAGCACGCCAAAAGGATATAACTTTTTTGAGAAATTGTATTCAGAAGCAAATGTGCTTGATGATTGGGTCAGATTTACATATCCTACAATAACAAACCCAATTATTGACCCTGCCGAGTTAGAAATGGCAAAACAAGAGATAGGAAGTTTTTTATACGCTCAAGAGTACGAAGCTCAATTTATAGAAGCAAGTGGTGGTTTATTTAAAGCCGATTGGTTTGACCATTACAAAACAGAACAAAGAATAGGAATTGACGAGGAAAAAAATGAAAATACAGAAATTATTTATAAATATAAGGACAAAGAGTGCAGGCTTGAGGATTGCCGTAGATATGCAACTGTTGACCTTGCAACATCAACTAAACAAAGTGCTGACTTCACAGTTATTACTTCGGTGGCAATCACACCTGAAGGCAAGATTCTCATACTGGACATTGACAGACGAAGATTGGAAGCACCTGATTTATTGCCCTTACTACAAAGAAAAGTGGAACAGTTTGACTTGGCGTATGTGGGGATTGAGCGAGCAGGTTACCAGTTGGCGTTTATTCAAATGGCTAAGAGAGAAGGATTAATAGTAAAGTCGCTTAAAGCAGATAGAGATAAGGTATCAAGAGCTTATCCATTGATTGCAAGAATGGAAGCAGGAGACATCTTTTTTCCAAAGAACTCAACGTGGTTTGCTGACGTACAAACAGAGTTGCTAAGGTTTCCTGAAGCAGAGCATGACGATATAGTTGACTCTTTGGCATACGCAGTAATAGAATCAAAAGTACGGAAAAGTATAAAAGTTTTGTAATTTAAGTTAAGATATAAGAGCATAGAGTAGTAATGCCGATAAGGGTTGCGTCCATTACTACTCAAATGCTCACAATGAAGGATAGATATGGCAGAGAGAAGAAGTTTCAGAGAAGTTGTCTTTGGAAGAACACCTGAAGTAAAAAGAACAACAGGATTTAATTTCTTTAGACAAGGAGTTAGTCAAAGAAATACTAACTTTATACAAGGATATCAAAGTAACGCAGGTCAATTTGATGTAGGTGGACTTGGTAACGGTGCTTCTAACTCAGCAGTAGTATCTTGCTTGCAAGTCTTAGGGACTGCCTTCGGAGAAGCCGAACTAAAAGTTTATCAAACAAACGAAGCAGGGGAGTTAGATGTCCTTCCTAATCATCAACTCACAATGCTTTTTAAAAGACCTAATCCTTATATGTCAGGAGATGTCTTACAAAACTATTTAATACAATCAATGCACATCTCAGGAGACGCTTATCTTCTCAAACAAAAGAATGAAGCAGGACAATTAGTCGCTCTTTATCCTCTTATGCCTGAGAATGTAACTGTTAAAGGTAATGATGAGACTTTAATCTCGCATTATGAATATCAAGTTAAGAATGAAAAAGTAATCCTTGATAGAGATATGATTGCTCACTTCAGACTAGGACTAGACCCTGAAAACCATAGACAAGGTTTCTCGCCAGTTAAAACATTACTAAGAGAGATTTATGGAGATGAGAGTGCAGGACAAATGGCAACATCAATCCTCGCTAATATGGGTGTCCCTAGCTTTATGATTACACCTAAAGATGAGTATGGCTTAACAGAAGAAGAAGGAGAAGCTATCTCCAAAGCATTCCAACGTAAGACTGGTGGTCAGAACAAAGGCAAGCCTTTAGTACTATCAGGTGGCGTGAATGTAGAGAAGCTAGCCTTTAGTCCTAAAGACTTAGAGATTGGAGACTTAAGAGAGTCATTCGAGTCTCGTGTTTCTTCAGTACTTGGCGTTCCTTCTATAATCGCAGGATTAGAAGTTGGACTTAAGTATGCTACATACTCAAATGCTAAAACCTTGCGAGAGTTCTTTACAGAACAAAAGCTTATACCTTTATGGGAT